CGAAAGCCATGGAGAAGATGAAGATGCAACTGGAGGCGGTGACCGGGGAGTTGTCTGGACTCCAAAGCACCCACACCCAGGAGCTTCACCTGGTAGAGCTTGGATTCAAGGCGCCGAGCATCCGCCGGTTCCTGCGCCGTGAGTACGCCAGTGCAGCCGCGGAAATGGATGGAGATGTGCCAGCCTTCACCGACTGGCTCGAAGCCAATCGGGAAGACCCCCTGTATGCCCCACACTTCCAGTCCCTGGCAGGGCAAGAGACGCCCGAGCCCAAGGATGCGCCCGAGGAGCAGGACCCGACACAGGCCCTCCTGGACGCAGTACGGGCCACGCTGAACGGGAACCCCGAGCGCGGCGCAGGCCCGCCGGTCGTCCACCCGTCCAAGGAGTGGGGCCCCGATGAGATCCGGCGCCTCCGGGCGAAGAACAACGGCGGCCTCGGAGAGCAGAAGGACGCTATCCTGGCGAGCATGAGAGCCCAGGGCCTCATCAAGTAGGCTTGACAGCGCCGCATCCGACGCGGTACAGATATTCCACATCTGCCACGGGACCGGCCCCGATAGAGTCGTAGGCAGCCCTCCCAACTCACAAGGATATTCCCGTGGCAAATGAAATTGTTACCGGTGATCTAACTACCAATGGTGGTCTGGTCGCTGAAATCTTGGGCGCGATGATTCACGAGCAGTTGTACGACACTGCCGATCTCCGCGCTGTCTGCACCCGCGTTCCCTGGACTGCTGGAGGCGCCACATCCATGGCTGTCACCTCGGTTCCTGGTAGCTCCGCATTCACTGCTGCGGCTGAAACCGTGGCAATCGCCAACTCGGCATACACGACCGATGAGTACACGCTCACCGTCGCCAGGTACGGACAGCAATTTGAAATCACCGATCTCGTCCCCGTAAGTGGATCGCCTATCGATCTGGACGTTCTCGTTCGGAACTTGATGGGCGGAGTCTCGGTGACGATCTCCAACCTGATCGCGGCACTGTTCGGGTCGCTCGGATCCAGCGTCGGTACCTCCGGGGTCGATTGCAGCGTCGATGACCTGTACGATGCACAGTTCACGCTCGGCTTGGCGAACGCTGCTGGCCCGTACACCTGCGTGCTTCACGGCCAGCAGATGAACGACTTTCGCAACTCGCTTCGCGGTGAGTCGGGCGCCATGCAGTTCAACCCCGCCACCGTCGAAGCACTCCAGACCCGCGGGCCTGGCTACCAGGGAAGCTGGAACGGCATCGACTTCTGGCAGTCGGCGCAGGTCGCAGCATCTGGCGGAAACCGCCAAGGCGCGATGTTTGCCCAGGGATGCTTCGCGTATACCGAGGCACCCGTTGCCTTGCTCCAGGGACACATCCCAGCCGACCGAGTCCTGGTCAACGCTGGAGAGATCCTCGTGGAACTCATCCGGGCCGCAAGCCTGGGCGAGACCGCAGCCCTGGCGCACTACTACCCGGCCGTTGCCGAGGTGGAAGACAGCCGCGGAGTGTTGATCGCTACCGATCAGTGATGCCAATAGGTGTCCGGGGAGGGGCGGCCGGTGGTTCGTCCCTCCCCATCCACCACCACACCACCAACCACCACCGGAGATCCAATGCACGTAAATCCGAAGTCCATCAAGCTGACCGCACCGCGAGTGGAGCAGCAAGTCGTCCAGACCCAGGTGGGTCTACCGGCGGGCTACCAATGCTCCTCGCGGTACATCTACGCCCACTTCCCCACCAACTGGGAATACGATGATGAGTATGGATTCCTGCCGCGCCTGTCCCTGGTCGTGGCGAAGCCTGGCGTGAATGGCGTGGGCACGGACGGTAAGCTCCACCGGGCACTGGCCATGCTGGCCCAGCGCGGCGCCACGGTGATTGACCCCAAGGACCCGCGCCTCGGTGAATACACCGACTCTGTGCGGTTCTACGAGACCGATTCTGGCGCGAAGCACTATTGCGACTTCTGCGATGAGGCGACCGTACTGCCGAACGGAACGGTCCTGTGGAACACCAACGATGCCAAGGATGCGTTCTTGCATTTCCGCGCCGCCATCCGCGACAGCGGAATCATCGAGGGTCTGCATCAGGAGGTGTTCGTTAGCCTGAAGCAGCGCGAGGACCGCCGGGCTGATTCCCTTCACGGTCGCGCCGAGCGGAACCCCCATCTGCTCAAGCGGGCCCAGCACGCCGAGTTGCGCCTGGAGACCATGGACGAAGCCTGGCAGGAGTACGTCCAGTCCCTCGCGGTCCAGGTAAACGCCACACCTACAAAAGCGAAGATCGCACTGAACCTGGAGGACTGATGCCACGCGACCAGAAGATGATTGAGGCACAAGGCCACATGAAGCGCGGACTGAATGCGCTCAAGATGGCCCGTCTCCTGGAGACCCAGCCAGGCGTTGACCCCAAGGACATCAAGGCCGCCAAAGCGGTAGCTGGTGCAGCAGCCCTGGATGCCTCAAAGGCCCTGGGCGTGAAGGCGCCCGCCAAGAAGGCACCCGCCAAGAAGGCACCCGCCAAGAAGAAGGCTGCCAAGTGAGCGCCAAGCGCCCCGAGCATTGGAACCGCCCGGAGTCATCCGGCGAGCGCCAAGGAGCGCGGGGCGCCATCGAACGCATGACTGGCCAGCTTGTCCAGGCGGGGCACAGTCACGAATCAGCGACCAAGAAAGCGCGTGAGAGTGCCATCCGGCATGATCGGCGGGAGTCAAACAAGAAACGCTAACCCCCAAATTCACAAGAGGTTGAAATGGCTGACCAGTACACCGGGAAGAACCCCTTCAAAATCCCACGCCCCATCCGCACGCCGGGTGGGTTCAACGAAGAGACCCTGGCGGCGCACAAGACGCTGACCTATCGGGACTCGCAATTCCAGGTGCTCAACGCCGATGGAGCGGGCCGGGAGATCACGCTGCCTGTCGCAGGCGCTAAGGCAGGTTCCTTCTTCTGGATTTCCAACAAGACCGCCACGGCCCACGCCTTGACGGTATTGCAGCCTGACGCCACGACGACCGTTTGCACAATCGCCCAGAACAAGGCCGCACTGGTCTTCGCGGTCAATGATGCTGCGGCTGCCGGTACGGGTTGGTCGCTATTTGCCATGTTCACAATCACCATCTGAGGTAGGTCGTGAGCGCCACCATCTACCAGGCACGGGTTCCTGGTCCGCTTCTCATCGAGCGGAACAAGCCCAACCAGCCCACCATCGCCATCGAAAAGGATGGCGCGGCGGCGACCCTGGCCAGTGGTACGTTCACGCTCTATCGCCCTGATGGGACCGCCCTCGTGGATGCTGTCGCTGGCACTGTTGCTGCCGGCACATTCACGGCGGCGTCCATCTTGGCTGCTACAACGGCAGACGAGTCCCTGGGTGATCGGTGGCTGGCGCAGTTCGACATCGTGATCGGCGGCATCACCGAGACCTTCTACCAGGACGGGGCGTTGGTCGTGGGCAGGCTCTACCCTCCCATCGGTCAGACCGACCTGGTGGCGCGTCACTCCGAGGTCGCCAACCTGTTGAAGACGGGCATCACGTCCTTGCAGGGGATGATCGAGCAGGCGTGGTTCGATACGCTGAACCGCATGTATTCGGATGGCGTGGCCTTCTGGCGGTGGCGCACTACGTCCGCGCTTCGGGGCGTGATGTTCGCCAGGTGCTTTGAACTCATCTTCCGGGACTACTCCACGCTGTTGGACCCGGATGATCGGTACTCTGAACTCGCGGAATACTATGCGGCCCAATACGAGCTTGAGTACGAGGGGATGCGTTCGCGGATCGATGTGGAGGAGGACAACACCCTCACCGCGGACTCCCGGCCGGCGAGCGCGATCATCATGCTATCCAGTGGGCCCCGGGCGAATTGGTACGACGGCGGATCATCGTGACGCCGACCTCTTGCCATGCTGCGGTGATGGCTCGGCTGGTAGCGGCTGGGCTCACCAAGTCGATCTCCCCGCTCGGGGTTCGCAACGAATCGAACCAGCGCATCAACCGATCCTTCTCGGTCGCGGTGAACTCAATAACCCCGAGCCCATCCCCAGGCAGGTCACAGCCCTCGGTGGCTGGCGTGAGGATCACCCAGGCCCACACGGTGGAGCTTGGGCATAGGGTCAAGCCAGGCGACGGCCAGGACGCCCCTGACACGGCCCTCCAGGACCTGCATACGGCGATGAAGTACCTGGCGGCGAACGACACCACCCTGACCCAGGAGGGCGCCCTGGAGATCGGGACCGCCACCATGACCTTCGCAGGGAACGGTGCTTTCCTGGTGACGAGCTTTGGGCTCAACATCACCTACAACATGTCGCTGGTGATCTGATGAGCGCGATTCACTACCGCATCAAGTTGGAGCGGCTGGAAGGCATCGTCAAGCTCAAGCACAAGACGACCCGTCGCCTGGCACCGAGGGAGGAGAAGATCCTGGAGCGATACGCCCGCGACATCGTGTCC